TGGTAATGAGGGTCAGAAGGCTATTGATACTACCCGTGGACGTAAGAATGATCGGATTAGACTAGCCCTTGATGAGTTGCCCGAAATGGAACTGGGTGCGATTACTGCCCGTGTTAACTTATCCGCTAACAATGATGTAGTCTTTATCGGTATTGGAAACCCATCTGCTGGTGACAATCCTCACACCCGCTGGGCTATGCCTAAAGGTGCTTCTAACTTTGATACTGTCAGTCCAGAGATGGATAAGTGGGAAACTGAGACTGGCGTTTGCTTGTTTTACAATGGTATGCGCTCGCCTAACTTTGCTGCACCCGCAAATGAACCATCTCCATTCCCGTTCTTGATGGATCGGAAGAAACAAGAGGTCATGCTCAAGCAGTGTTATGGAGACGAGAATGCTATTGACTACGTTCGTAACGCTATCGGTTGGTGGCCGAAATCTGGGTTTGCACAGACCATTCTCACCGCTGATCTGATTCGTAACGCTGATACCAACGAAGAACCGCTTTGGGATTCCGAAGGATTCCACAAGGTTGCGGGATTCGATACCGCTTTTACGGTTGGTGGAGATAGGTGTGTACTTACAATAGCTAAACTGGGTTTCATTCGCGGGACTCGCAATCGTGTTATGTGGCTAGAAAGTCAGAAAGTCATTCAGCTATCTGCGCGTGAAGCTGCTGAGTTTGAAGTTGGTCTAGCTAAGGAAGTAGTTGAGCTATGCCGGGCTTCTGGAGTTCAACCTACCAAATTTGGTATGGACGTATCTGGTGATGGCGGTCGAGTCGCACAAGCTATCATCCGCGAGTGGTTGAAGTATGATTCTAGTGGTCATTCTATCGCTCTTATTTCATCTATGGGTAAACCTACTGAACGTATGGCAGCAGAGGTCGATAAACGCCCGTGTAAGGATGTTTATGATAGATTGGTATCAGAGTACTGGTACTCAGCCTATCACGGCTTTAAGAGCCGAGTGATCTACGGTGTTGGCGCAGCGTCTGAGTTGGCGCGAGAACTTTGTATCCGTAGGTATTTTATTAAATCCAAGAAGATTTCTGTAGAGACTAAAGATGACTACAAGGGACGCACTGGATACTCGCCCGATTTGGCGGATAGCTTTCTCTACTGCCTAGAAATGTCTCGTAGGTTTGGATTGGTTTTTATCGGTAACGATAAAGCTGTTCCTACAAATAGATTCTGGGCTAGAGATGAAAAGCTAATTGCAGAACTTCAAGATGACAGCTATTCTTCTGATGAGAATGGTGACTGGTAATTAATCCAGAATACCTTGAAGCTCTAGCGTGTTCGCTACTTCCTCTGGGATTACAATACGAATGAACTTACGTCCATCATGGAAGCCTAGTGTTTCCATTGTCTTGATGTCCGCTTTCTTTACCCAGCATTGATTGAACTGCTGTTGGAAAAGAATCTTAACTTGGTTCTCATCTTCATGGTATCCCTCGCAGATGATCATTGAAACGAATGTATTATTTGAACTCATATATTAAATATCCTAATTCTCTTGCCCACGCAGGATTATCGTGGATTCTATTATGACACGTTCTGCACGTTGCCATAAACATTTCTAGGTTAGAGAGGTTCTTGCCTCTCTTAGCTTTGTGGTGAATGTCTGTAGCTCCAGCCCCGCATACCTCGCAGTTTGGGTGAGTGGAAAAGTATTCCTTTTTCGCTTCAGAGTATTCTTTGTTCAGAACCTTACGCTTATCTGAAACAGGCTTTAACCTTGCTCCTGTTTTTTTGAACCCTTTTTTTCTACTCAGCATTGCTAGTAGTTTTCAATTTTGGCGCACATAGCTCGATCACTTTATCCACTTGTTCTTTCTTCAGAATGCTCTTGGAATTTACTTCGATCTGGTTGATTAACGATCCAGTAACGCCGATCTTGTCTCCGAGTTCTCTGACCGTCATCCCTATCTTCTTGCGGGTTTCCCGAAGTTGATTGGCAAAGGTCTTGCGTCCAATAGAACGAATGTAGCGAGACTGCTCATAGGCAGTCATGCAGGATTCGTAGGCTTCGTATAATGGATGCTTCATTTCAATTAAAAGTAAACCAATCCTATTGACAAGTCAACACTTTTTTGATAGTCTATTTACTTATGGATAACACTAACGAAAACAACGAAGTAGATAAAGAAGCAGAACGTATGCTTGCCGCAATCAGGCAAACAGTTCTGATTACAAATATGTCTCTAGCTGCTGCACTAAATACTGGGTTCATTGCACAATATGAATCTGACCAAGGCATCTGTAACATGGCACTCAAACCAAACAATACTGCCGTTGTTGCAACCACCGCCGCAACTGGACTAACAATCTACCAGTCTAACTTCTTCATCAAGGATGATGCTATGGGTGAACAACGTCACATCTATAAATGTCAGAACGAAGATGACGCTGATGAAATCTGGGACAAGATCAATGACCAGATGTATCAATGGTCGCGGAATGAAATTAAGTCTGTTAGTCTAGAGTGACTATCGTTACCGATAAAAATATTGTAAAAAAGATTTGACACTATCACTAGATGTAGTAGTGTCTGTCTTGTACGAGCAATCGTGCATCCGGGGTGAAGGCCGGATTGGAAAGTTTAAATTAACAAATAAAATATATGATCCCTATGGTGGTAATCCACCTTCATGCGTCAGTTGCCGCACTTTCCGCTACCATAGGGGTCGCCTTTTTTAAAATGAAATATAAAATAGAGCAATACGAGCGTTGCGAAACGACTTCTGCTGGCTCAATTGAGGATCATTTGATTGGTATCACAAAACCATCAATTGATAGAATGCTTAAAATGGATAATGCTGGCGATTGTATCGCACTTTACACTTTTTATTGCTATACCCGCAAGTGGCAAAAGAACAGCATACCAAGAGCAACTTCAGAGTTTGCAATGGAAGGATTGAAGTGGGGACGTGAAAGATTTTCAAAAGCAAAAGCTAATCTTTTGGAGCTTGGACTAGTTGAAGATGTTCAAAGGATAGGTGAAAATGGTAGAGTTTTAGGTTGGTATATCGGCGTTAAGTTTGCTCAGAATGCAACTCTTGGAAGTTTCAATATTACTGAAATTGAAGAGAACCACCCTACGGCTTTCCCACAGGGTGGTAAAACCAGAGTGTGTGAAACCCGCATACAAATACCTAACACTAGTAATAAAATACCTAATACTAGTAATGAAATACAAAAGGAAAATTCGGCAATGGCCTCATCTTCCACAAATGATAAAACTTCAAATGGATTCCAGACCTCTGAATTATTTAATCAGCAAACTACGCCGCCCAACCCACCCAAGGGTAGGAAGCCTAAAGTACCAAAACCAGTAGACGCTGAGTTCCTAGCAGAACTTCAAAAACTAAACCCAGAAAAGGACGTGGAGAAGGAAGCGCAAAACGCTCAGTCATGGCTACTCGCCCACCCAGAACGTAAGTACACCCGTGCGTTCCTCACCGCTTGGGTCATCCGCTCAACGAACACAATCAAACCAGAACGCTTCGCTAACTTTTAATCTAATGAAAAAAACACCACTAATGAAAACAGTACCAATAGCCACCAAAAGCGAAGCGGCAGCGTTAGCTTTAATCGCAATAGACAGAAACATCCTCGCTCAACAAACTTGGGAGGTGGATTATTTCGCTCTGCCGCCCCACAGGAAGGTTTTCACCGCCCTCCAAGGGGTTCACCAGCGAACAGGGGCTTGTTGCCCGTTTTCTGCCATTGCTGAGTTAGAAGCTACAGGCGAGATCGAAGCGGCTGGAGGAGAGAACGAAGTCCATGAGATTCTTTCTACCATGAAGATTGCTTCTGGGAAGGTCTGTCAGGATATGGCGGATGATTACCGCAAGCAGTTAGTCAGAAACAAAGGATACCGAGATGCCATCAAAGCTATCGAGGAAGAAGAACCAAATATCCGAGTAGGAAAGTCTGATCTCAAGAAATTATCGGAAACGATAATGAGATGTTCAGAGGATCGGGGAGTGAAAATCAAGCCAGTCAAAGATATTATCTTGGAGATCATCGACGAGATGGAAGGTAAGGCTAAAGAGCAATGCTTCACCACAGGGATGATCAAGTTAGACAGAACATTGAGGGGCGGGCTGCATCATGGAGAGTTATTGACGGTAGCTTCAGAGACGGGCGGCGGTAAATCCATTTTTCTAGTCCAAGCGGCAGTAGCCAATCTGTTAGAAGGGAAGTCAGTTATCTTCTTTTCACTAGAAATGAACGCGAAAGACATCCTAACTCGCATGGCTTGCAACATGGCTGGGTATCCGATCCGCGAAAGAGCGGAATATCTCAACGCAAACAAGGTAGAACTGGACGCAATCACCAATGCACTGACAAAATTGCATGGTATGCCACTGCAAATCATAGATGCCATCAGTGATATTAACGATATTGAGACGAATATTAACCGCTATGTGGGAGAAAACCGCGCAGATGTGGTTATCGTGGACTATCTCCAGATCGTATCCATTGAAGGTGTAGACAACCGCGAGAATGCTATCTCTGAGATCACAAGAAGGTTAAAAGTATCAGCATCCGTTAACAAACTTGTACTGCTAACAGCCTCCCAATTAAATGATGAAGGAAGGTTACGAGAGAGCCGGGCGATTGGGATGCACAGCAATCAGATTATTTACGTTGAGCATCTGAAAACAAAGAGCCAAGTGACAGTTAAAAAGAACAGGCGCGGCCCGAAGGATTACAGGATAGATATTATCATGCACGGGGAAACTTCACGCATCGAGGAGGTATTCTAATGTCAACAGATAAAGCATACGAGAAGGCATCTAGATTCATGGATGCGGCATTAAGTATCTGGGAGTCACAAGACAAAGAGAGGTATTGTATAGCGGAGAATTATTGGAACGAAGGAATGAAAATCTACAACGAATACTTTATTCAGATAAATGTATTGACAGAGTTACAAGATATTGATAGTTTGCTTCCATGAGTGACGTGATTACATATCCATTGAGTGTAGCTATTGAGTTATGCGAACAACTTGATAACGATGAAACTAACTATCGCTTGAAGATGCTTGAATATAAACGCGAGCGTGACGAGGCGCGGCAGGAAGTGAAACTTTTAAAAGCAATTTTAGACTTAATCAAAAAGGATGTATCATGATCAACTCAAGAGCTAAAGGAGCCAGAGGAGAAAGGATGTGGAGAGACGAACTCCGCGCCGAAGGTTACACCGCTAAACGTGGACAACAACACGCAGGAGGACAAGACTCACCAGACGTAGTATGCGAGGAACTCAAAGGTAAGCTCCACTTTGAAGTAAAATGCGTACAGAATTTAAATTTAGATAAGGCTTGCGAACAAGCAGAGCGTGATGCTAATGGCATTGCGTGGGCTTGCGCTCACAAGAAGAACAACAAAGACTGGAAGGTTACAATCTCTGCCTCCACGTTCTTTAAACTACTAAGAGATGGAGTAGACGGACTATGAAACCAAAAACTAAAGTAGCTAAAGTCATGGGTGAGTACAAACGTGGGACACTCCACGCTGGCATCAACCCTAAAGGCCCCAAGAAAGCACCGCTTGCCAAGAGCCGTAAACAAGCTGTGGCAATTGCTCTAAGCGTAGCTGGTAAATCAAAGAAAAAATGAAAACTGGACTATACTCAAATATTGCAGCAAAGAAAAAACGGATCGCCGCTGGTAGTGGCGAGAAGATGAGGAAGGTTGGAGCCAAAGGCGCACCAACTGCAAAAGCATTCAAACAATCAGCAAAAACTGCAAAGAAAAAGTAGTTATAACAAGTTTAGCGAGTTTACACAAAACTTATAATATATGGAAAAGAGATTTGCGAAGGTAGTAAAGAACCCAGCTACTGGCAGGACAAAGACTGTCAAGTTTGGGCAAGCTGGGAAGGCTAAGGATGGTGGAGATCGCATCC